CAAGCGAGCAGGGCCACCACCGTAATCTGGCAGTGCAGTGACGTTAGCGACGTTTCCGCCGTAGCGAACCTCGATGAGGTTCATGTCAAGCACAAGACCTTTGTAAGGAGTTGGCGTCCAGCTTGTGCCGGACACGGTTCCGATGAACGTGGAAGGATGCAGACGCACCGTTCCGAAGTCACCCTGGAACACGTCCAAGCTCTGGATGAAGGTGTCAGCCGCAGCGTCACGCTGGAAGGTCTGCACCTTGGTAGCACCAGCAGCAAGCGTGTTGCTGGAGTTGCTGACCGTGGTCAGAGCCGTCGTTCCGAGCAAGCCGGTGAAGGCACGCTTCAGGTCAGTTCCGACGATGGCATCGAAGCTGGTGTAGTGGCCAGTCTGGTCGAAGATCGACTTCAGAAGCCCCTGCACACCTGCGTCCGTCAACCCGCTGGATGCACCAGTGAGGATCGAGGTCGAAGGAGTACGGAAGATCAAAGGGATGTCTCCGGGAGTTGGCGTGCCAGTACCAGCGGTGCTGATCCAGGTCTGCACACCAGCGGTGCGATAGGCCTGAGTCGTGCCGTTGTCCTGCTGCGAGAGCTGGTTCGACGTGAAGGTCGCTTCCATGTCACGCTTGATGCCAGTGATGCCCTTGCTGACGTTGTCAGCCAGTTCGTCACGCACACCTGCGACATCAGCGATGTCCTGAGTGAGGCGGGACACGCGCACTGCACGGCGGAACACCTGTGCGTAGTTCGCGAGTTCAGCGCGGTAACCAACGACGTAGTTGTCGTAGGTGGAAACGTCCGTGCCGTCCACCACACCACCTACCTGAGGGGTAGGAAGCGAGTCAGACTGCCAACGGAAGTACATATTTCCGGGCTTGCTGCCTTTGCGAGCCATCGACGTAAAAGGAGTGTCCTTTGCGTCAACGAGCGCAATCATGTCCATCAAGTCTTCGCGTAGACCGCGACCGCTAAGTTGGGGTTCAGTAAGAAGTGCCATAAATAAGAGTAAAACTAAGTTTGATTGTTAAGGACTTACACAAGTCCCATTGCTTTAATCACGTCAGTCATCCCATCTCTTGAATTGTTCCTAACGAACGATTGCTTGGCTTTCTGAAGATCCGTCTGGGTCGTCCTTGCCGGTGCCGCCTTAATCGACGGTTGAGCAGGGGCGCGTTTAATGGGTGCAACCGGCTTCTTTTGTGCCTTTTTCTCGCCATAGGCTTTGATGCCCATAACAAGCAGTCCAGCAACATGTTTCCAGTCTGCTCTGCGCTTCTTTAGCTCCGGGAACTCACGCAGAATCTGTTGAGCAGTTTGATACTCCTCAGTCTCTGGCTTGCTCCACCAAGGAAAGTCTTTCACTACTTCACCCTCGACGTATGTCTGCTGTTGCAGGTACTCTTCTCGGGCTGGCAGCTCGATTTCCTTGCGCCGAATCGCCAATCGTTTCATGCTGCGAACTTCCTGATCGGTTAAATCCTTCTCAGTTCCATCCGGCAGGGTAATTACTCCTCCGTCTGGGTTCTCTTCGCACCACAAAATGACATCCAACGCTCTCTGGCGCTCTTCCTTCACCTGTTCGATGGTGGATAAGCGTTCGACTGCATCGGATACGTCCACCTGCTTTGCCGGGGCCGAAGACTTTGCAGTCTCTAGCTCCCTCTGCAACTCAGACAGACGGGCCTTTTGCGCTTCCAGTTCAGCTTGAGCGGCCTTCTTCGCAGCAACTAACTTGTTGATACGCTTCTGTACGCCCTTGCTTAACGCACTTTCTTCAGCTTCAGCTTCTTCTTCAATGGGCTGATCGGCTGGCGCCTCAGCTTCAGCTTCCGAGTCCACAATTGGCTCCTCAGCTTCAACTTCAGGTTCAGCCTGCTCCTCTTTGGCGGGAGTCGCCTCCTTCTCGTCAAGGAAACCAGATTTAAGCAAGTCACTAAGACTTTGCTGATCCAGCAAACCGAGTTTTTGTGCAACGGGTGTCGTTCCTGCCTCCTGACTCCCGGCGTCAGGCTGTGTTTGTGCTTCGTTCATGCTAATAGGTAGCAAGTCCTTATATAATCAAACCAGTAACGCTGGTTAGCCCGCTAGTGGCGTTATGCCAAATCTTCGTTATTAGTCAAGCCATTTAATTCTCTTGCTTGCTTTCTTAATTCAATGAGCGTGCTCAAAGTAAGATTGATGCCATCAGCTTGGCCTGCGGAATGTATTCTATCTTCTCCTTTGCAATCTTTACTTATAGCCATCATCCAGTGCTGTTCTTGCAACTGCTCGATAACTTTAAGCACTTCGCTCCAGGTATTGTTTTTCCCTGAAAAGCCAAAGGCGTCCTTTTGATTTTCCGTCATTGTTGAGATACTGGAGTTACGCCAATCCGGCCAATCTGCGCGTTTTGCTGCTGCATAACTGACATTTGCAGGCTCTTAACGTAGTTCTCAAACAGCGCCTTGAAATTCTCATCCTGCTGCAACGCAGCCTGCGCTTTCGGGTTAGACTGCAACACCTGCTGCGCGTATTGCAGCTTGGTCTGTGCAGCCGGGTCGTTCTCTTGGTACAGCGCCTCGTTGCCAAGGAGCATCATGCCGATGTCACTCTGCACGTCCTTGAACATCTGCACGCTGGCCTGCTGTTGGTTTACGATCAATTCACTTGCCATCTCGGGCGCGATAGCTTGGATCATCATCTCGGTAAGGCGCGTCCTGTTAAGCACGCCACCTGTGTCGAGCTGCGCGACCTTGGTTAAGAAGTCGATCTTTTGCGCGATGTACTCCTTGTCCATGTCCATCACGTCAAAGCGGACGTTAAGGTCGAACTCGTTGTGTATCTCAGACAAGCTCTGCGGCAACTGACCGCCAGTGACACGCAAGATCTCTTCCGGGCTCATGTACTGGCAGCACAGCGCAAACATCTGCCGGTAGATGTTACGCCAGCTAAGTAGCCAGCTATTGACCAGCAACTGCTGCAACATCTGCGTCTTAGCCGGTGGCACTACTGGGTTAATCGTGCCAAAGTAAGCTGCATGGTTAGCTTCAACTCGGTTGATCAAGTTAAACGCCACCGTGGGCTCACGCGCAGGCGGCTCCATGAAGCTGTAGTCCGTAGGGCTTACGACAGGCAACTGTACTCCTGGGCCCACCTTGTTGATGGCACCAATTCGTTTGACGACTTTGATGGGAGGTAAAGTCGAGAAGGCAGTATGATCCCGGATGGAATCGTGCTGGGCTTTGACCTCATCTTGATCTGTGCTCGCAAGTTCGGGTATACCACGAGTATCAGTAATAGCGCGGCGCAACTGTTCACGACGGAATTCAACAAACGGGTATTCGCCGTGAGCGTAATCAAGTCGCTGATGGATAGCCCACGAGGCTGCATCTTCTTTTCGATTGGACGCAGCTTGCGGACAAAAAACGGTGAAGTAGATGGCGGGAGCTTTTCCGTCGAGGCTTTTCGTGTAAGCATAAACAACCTCCACCATGTTCATGTAGTTTACGCCGTTGTAAACCAACATGGTCGTTGTTGGGAGCAGGTTGATGTTGTAGAAGGTGCTGCTTTTACCAATCTGCTGAAGCGCACGTTCAACCCAATCTGGATCCCAGCCTTCAGTCGTGATCTTCTCGCGCAACTCAACCTCAGACATCCATGTCCTACGATAGATGACCCGTGATCGCTGCAAATCAGCCGTCTCTGGCGGAACGATGATTTCGTCCCAGGGCTTGAGCGCAACGATCTCAGGAAGATTGCGGCTGACATACTCTTGGTCATACGTCGCACGGCCGGTCGTAGCCATCTCGTTAACCATGCGCTTCGCATTCGCCGCATCCAGATCTGGGATTGCAGCTTGAATGATCGCAGCAGCTTGATCTGGAGCGTCCAAGATCATCTGTGGCAACTCGGCCAACACAGATCCCTGTGCCTGCGCAGCCATCTGAAAAAGTTCTTCAGCGGTAATCTCCTGTGTACGCTTGCTGATGTTCTGCTGCCAGCCTACAAAGAACGCGCTCCAGCCGTACTGCAAAGCGTACTGCGCCCCAAGCTCGGCCTCCTTACGAAGCTCCTGCGGCATCTTAGAGTCGCGAATCCAGTGCAAAAGGTTCGTCGCAATGCCGCTTACCGGCGCATCGTCGAGGGTTACGCCAGACGCCCGGATGGTTGCACGCTGGAAGGCTGTAACAAGCAGTGCGGACAGTTCGTTGCAAGACGAGTCGATAAGCCGGTTCCGAACGTCGCTCGCACCCTCAAACGGCCAAGCCGGGCTACCCTCGGGACGCGCAGTGCTGTGTTTCTTTCCGTCGTCAGTCTGTCCAGCCCAACGAGCAAAACGGATGTTATCAAACTTCGTCACCAAGTTACCCTGCGACGAGTTAATCATCGAGCGGTTGTACTCGCTCAATAACTCGCCGATGTCAGGCGTATCAGAAGCAATAGCTAAAGGGTCAACTGGTGAGATCATGTTAATAACTTCCTGTCATAGACATTCGTTTAGATTGTTTTTCCCAATCTAAGCCGCCAAAATAGGCTGGCTGCATGACAACCATATAGCCTAAAGCGTCGATAGGATCTTTACTAGCACCTTTTTGTCCATCTTGTCCAGTCCATTCCTTTAAACTATAAATTAAGTTCTGGCAAGACTCATGTATCATTAGTTTTGGATGGTTTACTCCTTTTTCCATTGGTTTTTCTCTATCCCATGACAAAAGATCATTGATTAAGAGCACGCGCTCCTCAATTGGCAGGGCTGCGGCAGGCGTAAAGATGAGCGGATTATCAGCCTGACTAAGCAGATCAAGCACGGTTACACCGCCGTCCTTAGTGATCGTCTCTGTGCCAGCGGTTCTTGGGTCAATCCAGCGGTCCACGATCATCTCACGCTTGTCCCCGGCAGTCTCAAGGCTCCAGATAAGCTCGGTGTACTCGTTCACCCCACGGCCAGCACCCGCCTTCTGTGCCGGGCCAGCTCGACCGTCGGGCTTGTCACTAGGCAAAGCCCATTCACCGTAGCTTTGATCGGGCCATTCACGGTAGACCCATAGTATACCGTACTTATCTACTCTAGCCCAAAGCATAAACCAGTTACGCGCACCGGCTGGGTCGATAGCCATGTAGTTGCTACCTTCAGGGATAACCTCTTCAGCGTCACCCTTCCACAAGTTGTGGTCACCGAACATCGGAAACTCGGAGCCAGCCGTCTGATCTGCCCAACCATAAGCGCGGATCTTGATGTCGTGGCTGGAGCGCCCCGAAAGCTCCTGTTTCATGCGCTCCCAGTTGTTGTACGGGTTGAGCTCGGTATGATACCAGATGCAGGCGTGTCGTCCGTAAAGGTTCTCGGCTTGATACGGCATCTCACCCTTGGGTACGGTTAGGACGTTGTTATTTGGCAACAGGGGCGACTTACGGCTAACGGTAACCTTGGCACTGTTGATGTACTCCTTCACGACCTGGGTGTAGCCTTGCACCGGCGTAAAGGTGACAATCAGCTTGCCGGACCGGGTAACCAAACGGTAGCGAAGAGTCTCCAGCCAGTTCTGCGGGACAAGTTCATCGCACCAGACGTAGTCCACCTCGCCACCTTCGACGACTTTAATGTCCTGGGCGTAGTTAAGGAACCAGATCTGGTTACCCATGTACACCGCCGTATTGTCGCTGAACCCGTTCTTCTGGCTAAAACTAATCTGCGTATGATTAGTTCGCTTAATGTTGCGTATCTCAGGCGGCAGGTACTTATAGAAGACGTTCTGCTGGGCAGAGACGCTGGTCATGTGGGTAGTGTGCAAGCACCAGATGCGGATGTTACGCTTACCGTGGCGTTCCTTTACCCAGTCAGGCGCCTGTCCATTGAGGTCAGTGCCGATGAAAGCTTGGGCCATACGCTTGGCGGCGTACTCAGTTTTGCCTGAATTTTTATGTAAAATGCCTCCAATAAAGTAGTTAACATACCCATCAACGGAGATATCCCATACTGTATCTTTTCGTTTATGATAAACCTTGACGAGTCTAAGTTCGTTGTGTTTAGTTAAAGCCCATGAGACCACCCTTAAAATCAATGATATCGCAGACTGAACTAGCCGCCGCAATCGCGCGTGGAGACACCTTACAGTGCATTTTGGATGAAATTCAGCGCCTACATGGTCACAAATACTCAACAGCGTACCTGTCGAAGGTGTGCCGTGAATATAACATCCAATGTCCGAGAAGCGGGCCAAGAAGCGGGAACCTGCACAAAGGATGGCGTGGAGGCCGAATACAAAATAAGGACGGGTACATTGAGATTTACGTGCCAGACCATCCTCATCGTAAAAAGCATACTCCTTACATTCTTGAGCATCGACTTGTGATGGAAGCTCACCTAGGACGGTTTTTAGACCCAAAAGAAGTCGTCCATCATAAAAACGAAGTGACGACGGATAATCGGATAGAAAATCTTGAACTGTTTCGCTCCAATGCAGAACATCTTCGCGCAACTTTGAAAGGTAAGTGCCCACGCTGGACGGAAGAAGGTTTAGCAAGAATAAGGGCAGCGCACCAAGGAAAGAAGAGAACCAACTTTTGCCTGTCAGATGAGAAGCGACAAGCCCGCCGAGTCCAATGTCTTTTAGGGAACTCCATCCGAAGGGAGTTGAAACTCGGTGCTCTGCCGAACAAAGAATTTGTTCTCCATTGCTTAGAACAGCACGGTATAAGTTATCAACAGGCTTCTGAAAGGGCTTTGATGCGCGTCCCTGTACTTTCTTCTTAAGATCAAAGTCCCAGGACTCAACGTAAAACGGTTCCGTAATCTGATCTATGCGTCTGTAAACCTTTGCCACAGGATCGTATATCTCCGTCTCGCCAGCTAGGCATCTATTCCCGCCAAGGACGACGATCTCGTTAAAACGGTCGAGCAGCTTATCCGCATCCGGCCAGTGCGGCAGCTCGTGGCCATACCGCATAGGATCGTTCTGCTCCGCCTTAATCTTGTTCTCCCGCATCAGGAACAGATCAAGCACCTTCTCCGGGCCAATGTTCTCGATCATCTCCAGCCGCTGCCGCTTATTGGGTGCCGGCAGAGTCGGATGTTCCTCCAGCTTATAGGCTAAAACTTTCTCGATAATTTCCTGTTTTTCTTCATTCATACAGTTGACTTTCCCTGAAGATGCTCTAAATTTGTTGTGTCGTCAAATAAGCGACCGTGTACCTTCTGCGCCACCTGAAACA